TAGGTTTTCTTCATCTATCAAATAAAGAGTTTTATCAAATGGCGGATTAAGCTTTTTTAACACCTAAAAATAAAGCCTACATGATGTAGGCTTTACTTAGCAGAAGAGTGGCTTTAGAACTTCCAGTTCTGAGAACATTGTTTTGTGATTAATCTAATTGGCTGTAAATATCAGTAGATCATTGTTTTTAAATATATTGTATATATGCGACACTTCGCACTAACAACCATAAACAGTCTACAAATATAATTCAACAGTCTACAAATCAGTCTACATTTTTTAATGACTATATATAGGTGTGAATTTGAATGCGCTGTGCATCCTCTTATCAGGTTGCACAGCAAAATGATTCTTACACCCATAGGCGTAATTTTGCTAAATGAGCTTTACGATCTGCCAGACCATTCGTACCACCATTGATTCGACGAGTGATGGTTAATACATCGTCTTTATCGGCCAAAGCATTCAAGCCATTGTCTGCCCAAAATTTACAAGCCACCAATAAGCCCACACTTGGTAGTGCCACAACTTCAGGATTGTTTTCAAAGTCGATGCCGAGCTGCTGACCATACTTGCGATAGTTTGCGCGCCCAGTCAATTGAATTGGGCCACGACCTTTATATCGCTTCCCATCCCCTACCTGTGTATTACCTAAATCTTTTCGCCCCTCATAAGCTGCACCAGATGCAATTTCTTCCATATAGCGGAAGTTGCCCGACTCATGTGCCAGTTGTGCAAGGAAGTGAGTAAGGCGAAGCGAGTTGTCCAGAATGCCAAAGGTTCGCAGATGAACATTAGCAGCAAGTCCAAGTTCTTCAGCACGTGCTTGACTGGCACCTAATTTTTTAAATACCGCAGTCAGTGTGCCACGACCAATAATGCCGTCATCATGTACACCTACCGCCTTTTGTAGCTTCTTGATATTCATGAGCCACCCTTAATTTTAGGCTGTGCAATCTTACGGCCAATGTATGCCAATGCAGGTAATACAGCCGAGAGCAATAGAGCATGGTATTCAGTAGGAATGAGCTGTGTATTAATGCCCTCTTGAATTAAAACAGGAAGCACACCCAATAAAAAAGCTCCGATAATTGGGAGTTTTACAGATAAATATTTCCAAACATTTTGTTCAATCAGTTTCATTACACTCTCCATTTCTACACGTTATTTTGCGCATATTGATTCTGTGCAACTCTGCTGCACGTTTGTTTTCTAAGAACTTAAAAATCAGATTCACAATAAAACCTGCCAAGGCGACTGCAAAACCAAGCCATGGCAAAATGTCTATTGATAAGAGCCAAGCAATGAAGCCACCGCCTGCCCCCAAATATGTGGTTTTACTTGCTGCTGCTGATACTGTTGCTGCAATTTCCGCAGCAGCTTGCTTCGTTTCAGACACGATACCCCCTAAATTTTGGTAATAAAAAACCCTGATCTCATTAAAGGTTAGGGTTGGTGATGATTTGTTGTTTAATAACGAATCATTAGCACACCCGTAGATGTTCTATACACATCACCCGCAATAAGTCCGCCTGCTGCTGCGGCAGCATTATCGGCATAGACTTGGATGGAATTAACATTAAGAGTATTAAACCATGCCTTACTAAACCTGTACGAATTTAGACCTAGCTGAATAGTGTTTGCGCGTGTTGGGCGCACAGCTTGATTTTCTACATTATTTTCGAGAACAATACCTGTCCGAGTGATATTTGAGTCTGGGGAAGCACCGCCAGAATCATCAGCGTTTGCACACAAAACAAGATTATTACCATTCCGAGATGAAATGATTGTGTTGGCTGTTGAAGCATACCCACCAAAGTACAGCGTATCATAACGATACCCGCCAAAAAATGTACCCGTACCGTTCACCGACGATGATAAGGCTGTGTCATTAACAGTTTTTGCTTTAAATAATGCGCCACCACCAGCGCCATGTGTGACCAACTCAGTTGTCGTCTCATCAAAAGCGTCATAACCTAGCATCTTATAGCCCACCGAAAGATCTATTGTTCTTTCTCTTGCTATCGTTACTGCTTGCGGCTTTCCATTTGACTTAAACAAGTCACCACCATCTAATGCAGATAGTTTATAAATTCGCTTGTTATATGATGTGACTGTGTAGCCCGTTGTTGAGTATGAAGTATCTGGATTCCACGCTGTAGCTCCGACTGCGACGGAAGCCATTACTTCCTGCCAGTACAGGGAGTTGCTAGGCGGAATGTTTGTACTCGCTTCAATCGGAGCAAAATAACGCCCGTTGTAACTCACATAACTAGTGGGAGTGCTAATGTAATCACGATAACCGATATATATATCGTTACCAAAGATACACACCCCTTCCGTTTCAAGTGTAGTGAACACACCGCCTTGACCCATCAGTTGAGCTTCATTGTAAACACTACGATATAAATCAAAGTAATTAATTTCGTGAATCACACAACCGTCAAACGTGCGAACTTTTAAAGATGTGGTGTGATCTTTGTCATCATATACGCTGACAATATATTCGTCCGTTAATGCTGTACCTTGCGCTGTTTTGCCATCGCTCGACCAATCGAAAGAATGTAGCGGATCAACAGTTTTGGGATTTGATGCAGACAATAAATCTGATAGTAAAAATATGTGAGTTGTGTACTGCCCTGTAATTTGATTATCAGAACTAAGCATCAAGTATTTACCCGATTTACTTACAGACACAGCACCTTTATGTAGATACCCATAACGCCCACCAACATAATCATATAGCTGATACAACTCAACATCAGCGTTACTTGTTAATGCCCCGCGCCACCGAATGCGACTAAAACCCTTATTAGAGCGCGTTGTATCTGTTAATGAGTCACTTGGTAACCCACTGTAGAAATACAACTGACCGTCTTCAATTGTGTAGGATAGATAGGAAGCATGTCCGATATCCAAAGGTTCTGAGAATGATATAGGTGTTACATCTGAGCCATCCTCTGTAAAAGCATATTCAACAATGCGATATGTTTCATGTTTTAACCAATTTGATTGTGGTGTAATTCCGTCTGTGCGATTGCTGCGATTTGTTACATATAAACGCAGTGTCCCGTCTGTCTGTGGGACAATACAAATTCCTTGAAAAACACCAGTATCCGCAGCGCTAAACACTGGACTACCGCCAACGACTGTAAGAAAGTTCATACAGTATTTTTTCTTGCTTAGAAACACAGGGCTAAATGCCGAAGGGTGTACAACACCGTCAATTTTAAAAAAGCCATTCACGTACTTGTTAGCAAAAAACTCTTTTGACGTCGCGTAAGTTTTACCGAGTAGATCAATAATCTGACCTTGATGTGTTGCTTCTAAATCAACAAATGCTTGTGTGTCATCAGCTTCACCATTGCCCTCCGCCCCATAGTCTTGAGCTGAAATGTTTTCCTTGTTTTTGTCAGCCTGCGTCCGACCTGACCAAGTAGCAACAGCTAAATCAGGAACACCGCCCTCAACGATTTGAGCAATCGCATCTTGTAAATCACTTAATGCGCTTTGTGTATCAAGCTGAAACTGCTCAATAATGGCATTAATTGTTGCAATCGAATAACACTTACGACCAAGCCGGGTTGTGATTTCAACCCATGGTGCCTCATTCATTATTTGCTCAAGCTTATAAGCATCAACTTGAGCATCAATTAGCTCTTGTAAAGAAATAATCTTATTGGGGTTAGTGCTCATACCTTTTCTCCAAGCATAAAAAAACCACTCTTTCGAGTGGCTATAAGGTTTAAGTTTTAAATAAATGCTTTGTCTTTTTCGTAATAACGAGAATCGTAGTTAATACATGTCAACTTATTGGTCATTTCATCGCTTGGCGTTGCTTCAGCAAGCATAAAAACCTCACTATCCACTTTCGATGCCTCAACAATTTGATAAACCGTTTTAATGTATCGATCAGCTTCATACACAAGTGGTTGCAATGGTGGTCGGGTTAATACAACTTGATTCATAAATTCCCCCGGCAAACACTCAATCATATCTACTGTTGCATTTTGAATTTGCAAGTAAATGTAATAACGAACACCATCTTTAAAATGTGCATCCTGTGAAAGTGTTAAAGTTAAACCGCCTACACTTTCCACATGCCCATCTTGAGTTTTAATAGAGCTTAAATCTGCAACCAAAATACGGTCATTGCGTACCAACAAATTTGACTCATCAAGACCGTCAAACTCACAACTAAGCTTTTGAAAGCGCAACTTATTCCATTCACGCCAAGCTCGCGTTTTTGCCACCGCATGATTACGAATACCTGAAGTTTTTATTTTCATCGGATTCTTTGCAGAACCATCTTCAGGAATTGAATAAGTCGTTCGAATATCATCGTCTGGTGAAGTATATTCAATCTCAACACCGTCATGATCTTTCTTAATACCGTACTCTCTCGTTCGCGTATAACTACTAGGAACAACATTGCGATGATTAAAAAGCAAAACCGAATGTTCTTGCGGTGCTTCAAACTTCAAGCGCAATTTATTACCGTAGCGATAAGTTTCACAAAAACATGCTGAAGCTACCATACCAGCTGACTCTTCAAAACTTAAATTTTCGTCATCAAACGTATAGTTAAATTCAGCAGCAACATCAGAGCCAAAGTAGTTTTTCACTTTCTGAATTTCAGCTTTAATTTGAGCAATATCTAATTCAGTTGCAGAACGTCTACCGATATTCTCATCAAGTGCCATATTAATTAACGCTTGCCCTGCATCACGAGTTGCAATCAAAGCGCCTGCACCATCAGTTTTAAGTTTGCGAGTTACAAGGCAATTTAACTTGCGCTCTTTAACCGATAAAGCACCATCTGTAGCAACTGTTTTCAATCGAATGGTTGTTATATCAGAATAACGTGTTTTAGAGCTTGCATACGTTGCATACACACTCTTAATTTTTACTTCTGTCACAGGCCGGTTGTTTTCTTTAGCGTGTGATTTACATAATCTAAATCTAAAACTACCAGCGCTTGGCAAAGTGTAACGAACGGTACGACCAAAGCTTGATTTTGTTTGAGCTTCAATTTTGTAGGTCTTAGTTTGAATTTCGCCCACTGGATTCATGTTTTCATCGAGCATTTGATATTCAATTTTCACAACACAAAACGCTGGTCGCTCTTTACCTGAATCTGTTGTCGAGTAAAAACCTTGTGGCGCATAGAAGTTAAATACAGCTTGTGTTGCTTCTTTAAAATCAAGATTGAACCAGCCCACCCACTTGTCTGCAACAATATCCAAATCAACATCAGTAACTTGCCCTTGTGTACTCCCATTAAACAACGCTGGCAGTTTCTCCCATTCAGGATTTACAGTGGATGCATTGGCTAAAGTGATTTGTATTGTACTAACCGCACTCACAGTATAAGCATCATCAAGATCAATCGAGTTGGCATTTTTATTTAAGGTAATGCCTGCGCTTACCGTATGTTCTTCAGTAACAAAGTTCCAATTATAGTTCACCTGTTTTGGTGACTCTAATTGAATCTCATAAGTAAAAATCGTACCCAATAACGTGCGAGTCAGACTACTTACAGTATATTGCCCAGACACATCTCGGAATGAGCGCTCGACCACAACAGTTGTTGATTGCTGTGTTTCAGGGTCAATCGTGGTTTCTTCAAGCACATACTCAAATGATGCACCATTCAACAGCAAGCCTTTAAATGCTTCAAAGCTTTCAATATCATCTTCGCTCTGAACAATCACTTTGAAATCAGGCGTAATAATTGCTACACCTGATAATGAAGCATCGCCCACACCAAACTGCGCGCCAGTGATTGCAATACCATCTCCAACTTTAAATTTTTCAGAAAAATTAATGCTTGATGTGCTTCTAATCACACCGCCTGTCATAAAGTACAGTGTGCTGGAGTTAATACTTAGATCATTAGGTTTTACAAGTGATTGACCATTAATAGCGTCTGATTTTCTTACAGCTCGTGGTGCTGAGGTAAATGCTGCACCTGTTCTATAAATTGTTGAATTACTTGTGAGTGATGTGTTTGGATCGTAAATGCTGACTGACAACCCTTCAATGCCCTCCACATCTGTATCACCATCTTTACAGTCATGAATTTGATAAAAGCCACGACCAATTGCCAATAAACATTCTTCAATTTCAATACCATTTTCATAGTATGTATAAATTTCTGCAATTAGGTCTGGAAACGAACGAACTGTGCCAAAAATATCAGGCACACGCGCACCAACTCGCGCACGGTTAGAGCGGCTTGATAACTCATTATTTGATGAACCAATAGTGCCTTGTGCATTGGGTTTTGGCATAGTTGCAATCATATACACACTATAAATCATTGCAATTGCAACAACTGCATAGTAGACGTACCAAATCCACGCAGGATGCACAACTACGAAAAACGTACCATCCAATTGCTTTAAGCGCTCAATATCTTCAATTGTTTTGGGGGTAACATCTGTTTGCTCTGAAACATGATTATGATAAATACGCCCGTACTCAGGAAAAGTTTCAAACTGCTCAGACAAGTATTTACACACATCATCAACATACGCTTCTGTCCCTTTTTCAAACTGCTCACGAATAATGACGACTTTTTTCATGTGTAAAATCTCACTTCCTTAAATTGCATAGCAAATATTTCCAAAGGGACAAACTGCACCCCTCTAGGCGTTAAATGCAAAAGCTTATCGCAATAAAAAAGCCCCACATGTGTAGGGCTTTTTTCACCATTTTTAAAAAATACAATGCAGGGCGAAATAGGTCGATCTAGTCGTTTAAAAGCACCTTTACCATTCAGAAACTTCTCAAGTCGTTTCTTAAGGTCTTTTCCTGTAACGTGATTCCAAGCCTCACATGCAAATTCATTGCAAGTATATTCTTTGGACCAGGTGCGATCTAACAAACAATCAATACTCATTAAATCCCCCTTAACAACGGATAATCTTCAAAGGTATAAAGCCGACCCGTTCTTACAGAATTCAACTCTGCCGCTTTTGCATCAAAAGTCACCAACCCGGTGCTGTCTTTAGAAACAGCATCAACCTCAAGCATTTGCATTTCAATCATCGGACTAGATAAATCATCATCACGGTAAATTTTTGACTTCACTTGAGGACGTACATTTTCAAAAGGCGTGTTATCAATATTTTCAAGGGCATCCATCAATTCGTCTTGCATATCCGCAAGCGTGATTGATAATTGCTGATCTAAGTCATTCGTCACATTAGAGCGCTTAATTGACATTGGTTGATATTGATAAAACTGACCCCCAATTTGTACGCCTGACGTATCATTTCTGATATAACAAAATGGATGTTCAAAACTTGGATGTGTTATTTCTAAACATTCAAGTTGAACTACACCACCGGAATTATTCAAAAAAAATGCTGTGTAGTCCGTCATAGCTCCTCCAATGCGTCAGGCAGACTTTGGTTCACTAATTTCTCAAATGGATTCCATAGCTCGGCCAAATCAACGTCCTGATTCCCTGCAACAACAAGCAAATCATCAAAATTAGGATCAATGTTTAACGGCTTCACGCGCAACTCAGCAGTAACGGTATACACGCCTCCATTTTTAGAGCTTAATTTTGGACTTCCTGAAAAATGACATTGATAATCCTCAACTTCAGGACCATCAATGCAAAGTTTTGCTAAAAATGGCTGATTCGGGTTTCTTGCCCATACACGATAAAAGGCCATCAAATACTGATAGCCTTTTTCTTGTACAACCCACTGCACAGAAGCAAAATGGTGTGTTCCTTTTAAAGCTCGCCTGAATCTAGGAGCACCACCATCTAACTCTTGAGAAACAACACCATCCCCAATTTGTGCCGAATAGCCTGACTGGGTTGTGCAATACAACAGCTTATGCATTATCGTCTCCGTGATGCTGTGGTGTTCTGCTTAAGTGATTTGGAAAGCGTACTGTTGGGGTTGCCTAAACGACCAGCCAACTGCCGTTCAATCACATCAATATCAACACTGCCGTCGGGGTTTTGACGCGCGTTGACTTGTGCACCAGTGTTGTTATTAATGTTAATGGTTGCACCTGCTACCTGTGCTGGTCCAGCACTTGCACCCCGATTAATCGCACTCACAGCACCCATACCAACACGGTGAGTATCTGCAACCAATCCACCTGTCGCATAACCTCGACGGATCGACTTTCGCAAATCCTCAAAGCCTTGTGGGCCACCTAGTGCCTTAACTTCTTCTTGAGTTAAAACGCCTTCGCCCTTGTGTACAACACCTGCTGGCTCGTATTTACCACCGTGGCCTGTGTAGCCACCGCTAGCGAAGCCTGTGTCCGTAATAGCTCTGATAGCACTGGCAATTTTCGCACCTTCCATCACGGTTTGAGCAATGACAGGAATGTTTTGCGGAAACCCTAGCGCTATCGCTTTAGATACACCTGTTTGAATAGCAAGTGCCGACTGAGCAATCGCAAAGCCTTTCTCTATGGCAAACATGGCTTTATATGCGGATGATTGCTCCCCCGCCATATCGCCAACAATAGATGATAAGCCGCTTGCAATCTGCCCCATGCCAGCAAGTTGTAAGGCTTGAGAGTTGGTGTAGTAATCCGACTCAATAGCCGTCATTCGATCATGGTGTGCCTGCCAAATTGCTTCACGTTGTGCCGCAAGTTCCTCCATGTTGGCATTAGGGTCTTGGGCCTTCTGTGCAAGAGATTGGTATTCAGCATCTGCAAGCTCTCCGCTTTGTTGCGCCCTGTAATCCCTTTCGTCGGACAATCGAAGCAACTCACTTGTTCCATTCATGTCGGCCTGAATCGAAGCCCAGTTTTGCGAGGCATTCTTAAGACGTTGCTGAATTTCAGACATCTTCTGAAGTCTGAGCATCTCTGCCTTATATTCCCTCTCTTTTACATCTTTAATCTCAATTAGCTTTCTGTGTTCTAGGTCATAGCGTTGCTCCATGGCCACAGTTTCATTTAAGAATTGCTCACGCATTTGAAAGAGGCGAGTTTCTTGTGAAAGCTTGATTAGTGCGAGTTCTTGGTTGTATTGCTCCTCGAGTGCATTAATAGCAATCTCTTTACTTTCCTTGGTTATTTCCGAATTTTGATGAAGTTGTAAGTTCTTTATGTCGTAAGAGTATTTGAGCTTTTGCTCCTCGCTCATTTGGAACTCATTAATTTCAAACTGCAATTGAGATAAATAGATTTGCTTTTCATAATAAGCGCGCTTATTTGCTGCCTCTAGGTATGGCTCAGGATTAGCGAAATTTGCCTTTTGAATTTCTGTAATTTCTTTAGCTAAATTCAACTCAATCTGCTTCTCTCTATCAGCATAAGCATAAATGTATTGCTCTCTAAGATTACGTTGCTCCTCATCTATACGATTTGCTTCTTTTGCATCCTTCCGATGCTGTGACAAAGCTGCGCTCGTTGCTTTAGCTGATCCTTTTTTAGCATTAGCGATTGCATCCTCAGAGGCTTGTAGTTTTTTATTTGCAGCAATATTCATGTCAATAATCTGAATATCTTTTGCCGAAACCTTTCCTCCATTCTCGAAAGCCGCTTGTGATGCCATTTTTGCACGCTCAATCTCCCAACCTTTAGCAATTAGCTTGTTGGTCATAATGGTCTGCGCGGCACCCTTCTGTAGGTTTGAAATATACTTAGACTGAGCATCTGCTGCTGCGTTCGCTGCGGATTCATTCTTATTTAGCTCATCAGTGTTTTTTGCAACCTGAACTGCTGCATTCTGAAATAGGTTTCCAGCTAGCTTGACCACCTTACCTAATGCGCTAAGTGCTCGCTGCGAATCCCCTGCTTTTTCTGCATTCTCGTTATACTGAAAAACTTGTTTCTTCAGTTGATCATACAGATCTGTTGGTATATCCATTTGATTAAGACGTTTGATAGCCTCGTCATAACTAATCACACCATTGCGAGCATCTTCAGTTACTTTTCGAGCCGCTTCATTCTCCACGGATACTGCGCGGATAGAAAACAGTACCGCATCTACTGATTCTTTCGATTTTGCTAAGGTTTCATTTTGCGCATTAAACGCTGCTGTCAAATCACGGACTGCTGAAATCTTATCATTGCCTGATAGCTTCCTAAGTTCTGCATCTGTTTCTTGCGCAATTTTACCCTGCTCTTCAAGTTTTGCATTTGCTTCGGCTGTGCGGCTTTTTAAGTACATATAGCCAGCGGCTAAAGCAGCAACACCAATCGTTAAAACCCCAACCCAACCTCCAGCAGCGTTAAAAATCATTGCCCCTCTTGAACGAGCGGCATTGTTTGCATTCTGAACCACGGTATCTGCGGCAGTAGCAGTAGTATGGGCTGCGGTCATTTGAGTGGCCTTAGCCTCAAGCGGAATAACCGTAGCTTGAACATAAGCTAGACGTTGTATACCAGTCATTCGTGCGGCTGTAGCTTTTGCGTCTACTACTTGCATGGCTGCATGATCAGCTATCGCCCCGGTTCTTGCAACCTCCGCGGTGCTTGCTGCTGCCTGAGCTGCTAGTTCTGCAAGAAGTGTGGATCTACGTGCTACTGATGCAGTGATCGAGCCGTAAATTGCTACTGTTTGAGCGGCAATAGTTTTGGTTAGTAAGGCTACACCGCCAATTACCGCAATATTTGCAATTGTGCTTAAATTATTAGCAAGCCCACTGATTGCGGCTGACAATCCTGCTGCTGCGCCACTCCCCGCACCTGCTGCACCGACAAATTTAGTAATCTCATTTGATAACTGCGTAAATGATTGAGCAATTGTAAAATCTGTTTTGTTGAATAGGTCGTCAATATATGGCTTGGCTTTGCTTAGTGCTTTAACAAGCTCATCACCTGTAATTTTACCCTCAGCCGCCATCGCTCGAAGCGAGCCAATATTGGTATCCATCCCCATCGCGATTGCTTTTAAGAGACCCGGGGCTTGTTCGGCAATTGAGTTAAATTCTTCGCCACGCAATACACCCGATGCTAACGCCTGACCAAATTGAATTAATGCAGCTTCTGCGCTTGCTGCACTACCACCCGACACAGAAATAGCCTTTGATACGGTTTCGGTTAATGCTGCTGTTTGCTTCATGCTGATACCAAGACGATCTGCGTTATCCGCAAAACGCTGATAAACCATGGCAACCGAATCCCATGTTGAAGCGGTTTTCTGAGCAATGCCGAAGGTATCATTCATTGCTGTATTGAGTTCGGCCTGTGAGTCTGTGACGAGCTTTAATCGGTTTTGCAAACCTGTGTAAGCATCCATTTTGGAGATAGCAGCGCCAACAGTCACAACACCAGCCATATAGCCCGCAAGTTGACGAGTTGCCACAGACATGGAATCCATAGAGCGTGATGCATAATCACCATTGCGCTCAATATTTTGGAGTTCTCGAGCTACATTTCTCGCATTTCGCTCAGCATTTCTTGAGTCAATTACGATTCTTAATACAGATTCTTGAGCCATTTCACTTTCCTGCGGCAATAAAAAAGCCCGCAAGATGCGAGCTATGTTTTAAGTATTTGAAATCCGCTTGCGCGGGTTTGGGGTGTTAATTATTTCGTGTTGCTTCCACTTGGTCTTTAAATCTTTTCAATGCATTGAATGCTTTACTGTCTTTGCCACCCTCAATAATTGCAGCCTCAACATAACCTTTTGATGTGCTGAGTCTCACCCATGTGCGCTTTGAATTAATAATTCTATCTACCACATTAAAATCCGTGGTATAGGTTTTTGCTGATGAAACCCCAATATCTGTATTAAAGCGAGTGAGGTCTGTATTTTTAAGCTTGATTATCTCGCCATCAATATTGAGCTCAGCTGAATCAATGGATCGTATATCATTTATAACCTCAAAATTTAACCCTACTAAGTCTGGCGCTTCTTCAATCCAAACCGCACCAATTGCAGGGCAAATCATTGATGTGCATGCTGCTCCATGAGGGGCAATTCTTACATGCTTTTTACCATCAAATCCACTTGTTGCGGTTTGTGCACTCAACCCAGATGTTGTTGAGCACCCACTCAAAACCAACCCAAAACCAAAAACCCCTGCAATTAATATTTTTTTCATGTGATTACCCTCTTATAAGTAAATATAAGATACTAATTTATCGTACAAAAAGAAACCTCCCGAAGGAGGTTTGTCTCTATTAACCAAATGTTTTGCTTATTCTGTCATTTCGCTTTCCAGTATGGTCAATACCGAGCTTCTGCATATCTCCCTCAATCTGAACTAACTCAACATTCAAACTAAGCATGCTTACGAGTGTTGTGCTAATTACCATGATTGTGCAATGTGGATAGTATTGCTGCATTGAATTATGCGTCGATTTTATCTGCGCAGACTCGATAATCTCTGTTGCTTCAATAACAAATAAATTCCCATCAACAAGAAAGTCTGCTTCCGCGTCATCATCTTTAGCTAAACGAATCGCAAATGCTAAATATTGAATCCCTTTCATTTCATTTCCTTTGATAATTTAGCCAATCCTTTTGGGGTAACTCTCACTTGCTCACTAATCTTAGTGGTGCCATCGCCACGAGTCACTTCAGATACCTTGTGTTCCAAATATCCAGACTGAACCTTATCTTGATAACCAAGCCAATTAGCATTACCGATACGCTTATAAATCCACTTATCACCTGACAGTTTTGCAATAAAGTCCTTAGGTCGCATTTGTAAGGCTTTTGCTGCGTCCGTTAGGCATAAACTGCCATCCGCCTTGGCGATTCGATCATAAGCCTCGACTGTCGGTGTCATTTCTACAACTTTAGATTCAAGCTCGATAACCTTTTCAGAATAACCAAGTAAAAGCCCTCGTAATGCGTTTGGATCAGATAGAGCTTTCATTGGGTCGAAGTTTTCAACCAATTCTTTAGCTTTGAAATACCCTTTCACTAATTGCTTTTGAACTTTCCAAGCCAAGTCATCAGTGAATGACTTCACTAACATTAAGTAGCCTGATTCGGTTATTAGTGTTAGTCCGCGTGTTGGCACATCAATTCCAAATGTCCGAAATTCGTCCTTTTTAGAAAAATCAATAAGATAGAAGTCTTCATTATTAACTAGACGGGCTTTGTTTGCTGTAAAAGTTCTTCGAGCTGTTCCATCTGGACGCCCATGGACTTCATCAATCATCGCAAAAGTTACAACACGCTGACCTTGATACTCAACAATAGATAAAGCTTTATCAGCAACCATTACTGTATTATTTAATTTTGCATTCATGCTGCACACTCCTTTAAAACCAAGTTCGCCGCTTTTGGTGAGTGCTGCTTGAAGTAGCTGATTTCTTCATTGCATGCAGTTGCCCAATCATCCAGCTTATCCCAAGTGATAGATGCCAGTGTGTAAGCCGTAGTATGCTTCTCAGACTTTTCCATAATCAAGCGAACTAAGGTTTCTAGTGCGCTAAAGCCTTCTTCTGCATTTTTAATAAAATCAACAAAGCGCTCTAATTGGTGTTCACTGATCTGAACTTGATTCGCTTCAGTGATATGAGTTATATTTGACATGTGTTTACATCCTTCTGTGATGGCAACTGAACCTTGCGAAATGTGGTAGTGGAGCAAGGTTTTTTTGTGCCTGTTGATTTCATGCTTTCGCACTCTCTTCTTTTAAAAACTTTTTAATCGCTTGATTAATCAGCCAATTCATTGGCAGGTGATCTTTCTTTGCAAGCTCTTTTAGTCTTTGATGATCTTTATCATCTAAAAACCGCATTTTGTACTGTTGATTTTTTTGCTCTTTCATCTTTAAACCTCCCTTAAATAAACCACCGTGGTCTATTTAATTAAATTTAAACCACGGTGGTTCTATTGTCAATGCCCCACGGTGGTATAAACTATATTTTTTTCTTGGTGTATGTTTATGAGCAGAGAAGACCCGCAGCTAAAGATCCGTTTGCCTTTAGAATTAAAAGAAAAAATTACTCAATCTGCCACCGACCATGGTCGCTCCATTAATTCGGAGGTGGTTGCTCGTCTCGAAGATAGTTTTACGAAGCACACACCTGATTTTGCTATTACAAGTATTATCCCTGCCTACCTAACTGGCTTAATATCCAAGTATGAAACACAAAAGATTGTCAATTTAAGCGTATTGTCCAAGATTGAAGCTACTAGTGATGAATCCTCTATTAAATTTCTTAAAAAAGAGATTGAGCGATGTGAAATTCTTTTATCGGAAATGCAGGTGCTTTTAAAACATTTTAAATCTGTTTATAAGCTCGAAGATGAAAATAAAGCACCCTAAGGTGCTTTTCTTTTACTTATCTTCCTATAAGCCTCATCAATAAAGCGATTATCTAAGTCAAAAATAGCAGCATTAAAGATATAACGCTCTACAGGTAACTCATACTGCTCGCAATAGGCGTTAAGGTCGGCAATACTTAATGCTAATGGTGTGCCTTGCTCATATCGACGTGAGCGTGAAATGACGTTGTAGGCTTCAATTAAAGCATTGGCTGTATAGCTATACTCAGGCCTTTTGACTTCTTTCGGTGGCTGTTTGCCCAGCGCCTCGGCTATTGCTCGCTGCTTTTGGTTGTACTCGCCCGCTTCTTCTTCACTGGCGAACTGGAGGTATTTGTAGAGTTCTCGGACTTTCCCAACACTTCATCTCGATAGCTGTTTGCTTCAGTTTGGATCTGGTCAGACTGCATCTTCACAAATGCCCAAATCGCCACACCGATGTCACCGATGTTGAAAAGCTTGGTTGCGTTTTCAGGTGTGCATTCAGGCTCGATCTCTTTACCATCTTCAACAAAGACCACGCCTTTCCAGTCGGCCACTAGGTGACATGCAGCAGCTTCGAGCAATAACTCATGATAAAGCTTATCATCACTGACAGCAGTGGCCACATCATAACCTTTTGACGACAACTGATTCTGCGCACGCTCAACCGCTACACGATATGCTTTGTAGTCAGAACCACGAATCTTAAATTCAGCTAAAACATTCCCTTCGCTATCTTTGTATTCTTTCCAAAGTGTGACTTCTTTGCTTTGTTGGATTGCTACTTTTAAAGCCATGTTTGATCTTCCAAAAGAAACCGCCCGAAGGCGGCTATTGATTAAACTTTAGGTGTGCGCGTAAGTGTTGGTGCTTGATCTACAACCGTATATTCAAATGTGGTATTCAGGATGTCATCTTTACCACCAGTCGCAAGCGATGCTGTAAGCTCAACTTTAGGAATATTTAAAACGTATTTATTCCCCGCTGTGTCCGTGATTGGAATAGAAAGTGAGATATTCCCATTGGTGAATTGCTTTTCATAAAGCTCTGCTGCTTTGGCAGACCAAGCCATTGTGAAACTGCCTGTGCCTTTGGCTGACATTTCAAGAATTGCACCAACTTCAAGACCAG